CACCGATGCAAATTAAGGTGTATGGTTTTATACGCCAATACCGTTCGGAACATGGAACTGTTCCGACTAACCAGGAGATCGCCACGGGGGTGGAAACCACGTCGGCAAATGCTCACAGGGTTATTAAAGGGCTAACCGCCCGCGGCTACATTATTCCAGGCCCGCCCAGGACGTGGCGGTCTTACACCCTAGTTGAAGATCACGAAAACGTAAACCCGATGATGGGCGTACATTCTGCCGCTGCTGACTTTGTCCGCAAGCATCGCGCATTTATGGATGCCGTTGAGAGCGGGCAAGACACAGAAGACATGGGCCATGAAGTGCAACAAGCACTTAAAAAATTAACCGTCGAAGTGGGGGAGAATGTGTGATGAATGACCGTCAGTGTATTCAGCGGGAGTTGCGAAACGCAAGGCGCGTTATCACAAACCCTGACAAGTTCTCATCAAGCCTGATCGATACCGCATGGGCTGTCATCAGGTCTGCAAACCGGCAGAATATTTATTTACACCCGATGCCTTTTGTTTCGGCGTCGGACGCGTATTCCTGTTCGCCGTCACAGCAATCAAGCACAGGCTGCTTGCATGAGGTGCAGACATAGTGTGACTTCACTTGTTCTAGGCGGGTTGACTGCCCGCACCACGGGCAGTCGATCAGTCTGTCGGGGATCATCTAGGACAAGAATAGGTTGCGTTCAGCCACACGCCGACGTACTAGACCCGGCAGTATTTGGCCGGCTGATCGCCGCCACTTGGGAAACTCATCAGCAGCCCCTTCATAATCGAAGCGCGAAATCTTCTGGCGCATTGTACTGCGAAAAAAGTTCCCACTGCCAATATTGTATATAAAGCTGACCAGACTTGAGAACTGGTTCTCATTTAGAGGCGCTTTGACAACTCGCGCAATTGTACTTTCAACGTGGCGCACCTCTTGTCTGAGCAACGTGTCACCTTCGGTCTTGTCAATGTCAGGGTGATCAGGGGTAACACGGTCGCCATTAAGATCGTACGTACTACCCCACCCAATCGTCCATCGGGCGCCACAATGGTATACGCTTGAGCGCCAGCCCTCGAAGCTTTTGATGATGTCCAAACCGGCCGCATTGATGTGACCGTCCCAACTGTGTCTTTCGATCAGTTGGTCATGTAGGTTCATGTTTGGGTTTTCCTCGCCATGGTGCGGCTCCCAAACCAGAAACTGACTACCGCCGCCCAAACAGCTTGAAATTCATCGTTCCAGATCATGCTGTATTGTTCAGCAGTCATCCAATCCATGCTGACGCACAGGGTTAACACACCAAACTCAAGCGCAAGTAGGTAGGTCAAACACGGGCGAACAGATGCGGCCAGGTTTACAACCCACGGGCTGGCCTTTGCTTGCAAGTTAGATGAATGCTTGAGCAATGCCTCGCCTTCGCGAATGTCGGCTTCGACGTGCATATGTTGCAACTTAATTTCGCCCAATGCTTTCTGCTGATCAATCTGCTTTTCCATCAGCTTGAGTTCATGGGCCTTGTCGCTTCTGTCTTGGAAATAGTCCATGACTTTGGGAAGGAAGCTGGTGCCAAAGCCAAGGACACTGCCTAGCAATGAAAGCATCAGAGAAGCACTCCTATAATAGCGATTTGAAAAAGAATTATCGTAAGTCCTACCATCCTCAAATTTCCTTCTTGCTTACCGCTAGTTTTTCTGGAGGGTTGACTACTTGCAACCCATAGCCAGCCGCAAGTATACAAGTGACCGGCCCGATTTCGCGTGACAAAGACCACGCACCATTCGGGCCGACATGGAGTTGCATGATCGAACCATCCAAGTACCCGCCTGCCAGCAACGGCTGTTCTTTGTATTTGTGTTCAAGTAACTCTTCGATTTCTGCATGAGCATCGCAATGCGGCATCAAGTCTAAAGGCGGCGTTGTCTCCATTTCTTGCCGCACCAGGTCGGCTTGAGACCGCATCAAATCTGTCGGATGCACGGCTTGATCTGTCTGGCAACCGGCCAAGAAAAACGCGAGGGCCAAAATTAATACTCTCGTCATCACGAACCTCCGCTATCAATGCGCGGATGCTTTCCATTGTGAATCGCAGCGAGGTGATCGATCTGCGATTGCATCACTTTAAGGTGGGCCTGGATTGTCGCCATTTCCCGGTTGCGGTGTTCCAGCGCAGGGACGCTGTTGATCTCTTTTAGCACGTCGATCTGGCTAGTGAAGACTGCCCGTTGGCTTTCGGCCTCATCAAGCCGATGGTCAAATGCGGCCTTAGACTTTTCGTACCGCTTGATAAAATTTCCCAGGTCTTCCATCACTCGCGCTAACTGGCTTTTGACTACGGCATAGCCCCCAGCCACCGTTGCCAACATGATTGCAAGTTGCATCCCCAGCTTGGCGTCCACTTCCATAGTCAATCATCCATTATAATTTTTACGGGATACTGTTTGCCATCTACCGTTTTGAGCAACAGCTTGCCTTTGCGACAGACCCATCGTTCTTTGTGAGGATCAGTACGCTCAATCACACGCTTGGCCTTCAAGCAATCTGATAGGCTGTCACGCGGCGTAAACTCTAGGAGCGCCCCCGCCGTTGTGTAGAGGTGGAGGATAAACCCGACGAAGGTTTCCATGTCACTTGCCGTTGATTTGTAAATGTCTTTGCGCGTCTTTTAGCTTCTCAACTGCGCTGCGAACTTCCAGCATGTCCGTTTGAAGGCGCGTGATATTAACGCTGTTGTTTGATCTGTCCTCGACCTTGGAGGCCAGCTTTTCTAGCTGACCACTAATATGTTCAATGAGCATGAAGGCTTCTTTGACGGCTGGCGACTGTGGGCGCTCAATTCGGAAGGTTGTGTTCTTGTCGATGTCCAGCTTCAACGTCGCAACGCTAGTTTCCAGATCCTTCTTTACTAGCTGCTCTGTAGTCTCCAGGCGGTTGAGCCGTTCTTGGATAAGAAAGTAGGAATAGACGAACATCCCGACTAAAGCGATTAAGCTCACAACGGTCTTCATGGGCATTTGGACGTTGGTGCTGTCGCTAATTTTCGTGGTCATCTGACTGCTGGCCCGTACGTCGCCGCCCACCAGAGAAACCAAGCAATGCCCCCGGCTATGGCTGCAACAGCAAGGCCTTTGGCAACTTCAATCAAAATTGCTTTTCGTTTCTCTGCGCGGTCTTCAGCTTCAATCTTCTCGCGCTTCTCTCGCTCTTTTTTTTCAGCGATACGCTTTTCACGTTCAGCTAAAATCTGATCCCAGGTGCTTTTCTCTCCTGGCTTGCTTGGGAACTTTGAGTTGATCTCCGTTTTGAGATCGTCAAGCTGCTGATCCAACTGCTTCTGTTCAATGATCGCCGCAGCGCTGGCCGACATTGAAGTTTCGGAGCC